TGTTACCGAATAAGCTGAAAACGGATCCTGACGGACGTTTCCAACGTAAACTTCAATTTCGTTAACGTTTCCTACAGATTGTGTAAGTGTAAAAGTTGTATTAGAATTATCACCACTGTACTGCGAAGAGTTCATGGTTAATAAATTATTTTTTGGAGCGTTTCCTAAATAAGCCATGATTTCTCCTTACGTACTAATTTGATCAACTACACTAACTACCGTATCTAAAGATGACGCAGTATCAGATACTGCATATAATTGTTGTCCCGCTTGTAAAACTACTTTACTACCGCCATCCATTAATTCTAAAGATCCGCCACTTACAATCGGCACATTTTTAATTAAATAATAATCATTAGTATCTTTAATATAGACATCTACCTCAATAGTAGAAGTAGTAACATTAGCTAATCTTAAACTTATAACACAATCATAAGTACCAGCCCCAATAGCACCTCCTAAAAGATCTACTGCTACTGTTCCTGTGTTTCTTTTTAAATAATTTCTAAAATTTTGAGCCATAATTTCCTTATACTAGAGGGCAACGGCCATTGCAACTGCAAAACCTTGGCTTGCCCCAGCAGATCCACTTGCTGCTGATGTTAATCTTCCTTTCGCGTCGACTGTTATATCTGCATTAGTGTATGAACCTGCCGACACTGCAGTGTTCGCTAATGTTAATGCTCCACCTGTAGCGATAGTCGCGTCTCCAGACATATCTACCTCTTCAAATGAAGTTCCATCCGCAACTAATATTTTATTAGCTGTATTGGTTGGTAATTTTAATAACGCACCAACAGTTAAGTCTGCTGGTAAAGTTACGTTACCTGTTGATTCTTCAACAACAGCTTTACTTGCTGGTAAAGTACAAAATACATCTTTAGTTCCTGAACTAAAATTAACTGCCGAAGTATTTCCATCTGAATTAGAAATAATAGTAGTTCTTTGTAAATTAGTTGAAGAACTTAAAGTTCCATAACCAACTTCCCATTCGTCAGGGTTATTAAAAATACAATAGTAAGTAGTATTACTACTTCCAATTCCACTATTAAAAGTTTGATAACCAGTAGCTGCACCAGCTAACGCCCAAGTTGTTTGACTTGTGCCCGTTGCAGTACTAGTTTCTTTTACTCTGTCGTTTAAAACAAAAGCCATTTAATTTCCTTACGTTATGCTTAAAATTGCATCAGCCCCTGTACTAACAGTAGGAAACACAACTTTAAAATCTCCACTTGATGAAGATTTTGATCCACCAAAATCTAGAACCGCAACTAATCTTTGATTAGCTGCTGTACCGCCTGAGCCTTGTCTTTGATACATGACTCCATAGGCTGCAGTAATAGTTGAGGTTGTCCATGTAATTGTGTTTGCTCCACTACCATCTCCTGCAAAGTTTAGATAAATTGATTGAGGTTGTGAACCTGCATTAGCAACTGAAGCTGTACCACATGTTCTGCCATCTGTAGTGTAGTTTCCTGTTGCTGCAACTTGTCCTGCTGTTGCACTTGAATAAACAGTTGCACTTGCTACTGGATAGGCAGCCACACTTGTGTAAAGAGCTAAATAGATTGTATCACTTGGAAAATTAAAATTTCCTTTTAATAAATCTTTTTTAAACTCGTATGGTACATAGTTTGCCATATTTTTTCTCCTTAATTGGTTCCATAACTTGATGGTGATTTAGATTTTAATTGTTGACGAATCATACCATCTTCATATTCGTCTCTGCGTCTGTAACCGATTTGTTCAGTTGCATACGATGTGAGCGCATTTTGATATTGCGATTGATAATATTGTACCATATCCTGCGGTCCTTTCAAGTACCCATATGTATTATATAAACAGGCATATAAAAGCAAGTCTTGATATTTATTAGACAAATAAGTCCCATTTGTAGCTGCAGGCGCAGTCGTTGGATTTACTGTATCTGTTAAACTATAGGGCTCTCTATTGTATGCCAAAGTAATTTTATAATCATCATCTGGGGTAGGAGCCACCACCCAATAAGTTTCATCCCAATTTCCATAATATTTAGGTATACTCACTGAATTAGTATCAGGAGTTGAATAATACTCAGCCATAAAACTAGGATCTCTTTGTTCTAAAAAAACTTGATTTCCATTTGAATCAGTTAATTGTACATAATTAATTGATCTTAAATCATCAGGAATTGTTACATATCTGTTTCCAACAACTAAATTTGATGTTGCATAATGAGCATTTTGATCTGTTGGAACAGCTCTTTCAATTCCATTTTCTGCATTTTGAATAATTCTATCACAAACTGAATCTGTTAAAACAGTTGAACTTACTTCTGTATATCCTCTCATGTCAGTTCTTAAATTTGATAAAATATATGCCATCTTATAAACCCTCCAATGTTACTGGTCCGGCGGAACAATTTTCTCCTCCACCTTTTATACCACTTGTTGTAGCCGTGTCACCACTTTGAAAATAAAAATAATTAATAGGATTTGTTAAAGGATCAGATTCTCCAGTAATAGGTGAAATAGTAGTATTGTTTGTAACATTTCCCGATGAATCTATTTTACCTAAAGAAATTGTAAAACCACTTGCTGAATCTATATCTGTTACTCCAACAATAGAATTAATAGCTGCAAATTGTTGTAAGTTTAGAGCATCTGCAGGATTTGCTCCTCCTGGTCCCGAAGTTATAACTTGTGCAGGTCCTCTTAATCTCACTGTGCTTCCAGCTTTTCTTTGATGATCTTCTGAATAAACATTAACATAAGTATTTCCACCGTAGTTAACTACTTCAAAAGGATTATTTTTTAATAAAATTAATTGAGCAGTTGCTTTTCCTTCTACTCTTGGATTTTGTAAAGCCTGTGGATCATTGCCCACTGGTTTAGGTTCTAATTGAGGTTGTTTAGCTTCATATTCCGAATAATGAACTAGAGAGCCATTCCATTCTCTAACCATTTCAGTATATGGAAATCTCATTCCAGATCTATCTGAAATTGCTAAAGCTTGTTTACCTCGTGCAAAAACTCCCATTATGACATTACTCCATCTCCGTAAAATGTTTGTGGAGAAATAAATGTAGATGTACCTTGATTGTCTGCATCCAATGCTCTTAACATTTCACTTTCATAAATTCTTTCTAACTCAGGTGTTCTTTCAGGAGAAAATTTCATACTTAAAAAATAAGCAAGTCCTGACATCATGCATGGATAAAATCTATTAACCACATCAGAAGTATTTGAATAAGCTCCTGGATTTTCTATTTGAGCTAAATAATAAAAACAAAATTGAAAACTACTAGGAGTAGTAGTACTTGATACACTTGAACTTGGTGTAGCATATAAAAAAATACTCGGATCTATTTTTCTTTCTACATAGAATTGAGAAGGAGTTCCTTTAGTTAATTTATTTGGAGTGGCATTGTAAGTAGATCGACTTATTTGAGTTAAAGCAATATCTTCAGGCGCTGTAGTAGTAGAGTTATCTCTATAATAAGCTTCTAATACAGAACTAATATCATTTGGAAAATTTGTTGAATCGGTTGCATAACTATATTCTGCTTGACCTTCAACTAAAGGTACTTTTGCAAGTTTAACTTTCCATAAATGAACACCTCTATTAGCCCATTCTTGAAACATAATATTTAAAGAACGTCTAGCTGATCTTAATTGATAACCTGTTCTTGTGCCTCTAATATTTGTTCTTTCAAAAGCTTCTTCAATAATATCATCAATTTGAGGATTAAATTTATTAGCAACTCCAGAAGTTGGAGAAATAGTGTTTGCAATATTTCCCATCCCTGTAGTACCGGATGCACCTGAATTGTAATAAAATAAAGTAGGCGCTCCTGTGGTTGCAACTGGCGCCACTATAATAGTTGTTTTAGCTCCAGCTGATCCTGCCGTTCCTGTTTTTGTAACGCCAGTAGTATATTCTGCTCCCCCAGTTGTATGGGTTCCATCTTTAGTAGTTGAAAAAGATAAAATTTCACTAGCATTACTACTATCCGAAGTATCGAATATATAAGTATTGCCTTCTTGTAATTCTAAAACAGGACTGACTGTACCGTTAATATAAAATTTATCTCCAGTACCAAAGGCGTTAGTGCCACTGGCGACAGTGACTGTAAAAGTTATAGTGGCCATTTAAATCTCCTAGCCAAAAATTACTGTACAATATGTAACTGCAGTTGCGATTGTTAGCTTTAAACTTGTATTACATTTAATTCCTGTTCCCGGAAATTGAATGTATTCTGTTAAGCCGTCTCCGTTAGTATTAGTAGTAGCCCTAACGGTAAATACTGCAACACTTGTAGCGTCATCTTGTAAAGTAACAGTGCTTTGTGCAACATTTGGTTCTTTGTTAATATAAAGACCTACAATTCGAGCAGGGCCCGCAAAGATAGTATGTGTCGCCGTAGTTGATTTTTCTACTGCTTTTACATCGACTGGGTAAGTTGACATTTATATGCTCCTTAATTTTAATTACGATGCTCCCGAAGGAGCACCATAAAATTATTTATTACGCGTTGTTTATATTTTGAATATATTCAACTGTTACAAATCCTACTCCACTTGTTCCAGCAGAAAAGTCAATGTAAATCGGTAAATCACTTGTGCCTATATCAGCCCAAGTATCACCATCGGTAATTGTACCTGTAGATCCATACTTAAATACATTAGCCGCTGTTCCTGCTGCTAAAGCAGAAAACAATTCAGTTGATGCAGCTGTAGTACCCATAGAAATATTAGCTGCGTCACACGCAGTTGTAATATTAACAATGATCTCAGTGATTTGGCTATTAGCCGGAATTACTATTCCAGTGTCCGCTGCTGTAGTAGACTGAGTCCATCCTGCAGTTTGAGCCATTTTTACAAAACCAACGTTTTTAACATCAGTTCCAACTGTACTTCCAGTTGTATTTCTAATCGTTCCCGCTTTTATCGGTCCCGAAAATGTAGTTGTTGCCATAATTATATCCTCCTAGTTTCCGAATACTGTCTCTAGGCCGTCGACTATACTCGTCAGCATTCTAATTAATTGTATAGTAAGATATTTATATAGTAGATTTGAATAGAGTGCAAGAGATCCTATAAGAAATATACGATTTCAGCGATGTGGCGTTTATTTAAGTAGCCACAGAAACTTGGGCAGCAGCACCATCGATTGCATTTTGTCTATTAGCAATTCTAGATTCTTCAAGCTTGATCTCAGTAATGACTTCTCTAATTTTGTCATCAATTCTGACCATATCCAAAGTATATTTACCTTCTTGCTCATACTCCAGCTGCCATCTCAACTCCAAGGACCTTTTTTGTTTGTACAGGTCTTGTACCATCTATAACCTCCTCATAGGTTATTCTATTTATCTTGGGATCATTCATTTCTCCAAGATATTCCCAGTTTACACCTTTTTCTCCCAGTTTGTCAACTATTGAATTTTCAATAGATTCAACATTGTCTTCAGCCAGAACTTCAAATTCTGTTCCATAATGATATGCAAAGATTTTTACTAGGAATTTTCTCATTTTCTCACCCTTTCATAAAAAAGGGGCCGAATTGTGGTCGGCCCCTAATTAATTATTGATTACACTCCTGGTGAACCAAAGATACCTCTAGGATCAGAGAAACCAAATACGTATCTCTCTCTAGCTTTGTATCTAACGTTGCCAGTATCAAAGTCACCTTCCATAGTAGTCTTGATAGGTGATCTTGTGAAATGTTTCAGACCATTAGGTACATCTGTTTTAATGAACCAAGCATCAGTGTCAACCAAGTAGTGGTTAACAGTATAACCTTCTGGGATCATTCCCATATTGTTAATAGCATTGATGTCATTATCAGCTGTTCCAACTCTACCTTTAGAGTTCATCAGTCTGTCAGCCGTAAATTGTAGATTAGAAGGAATAATCATTTTCATTCCTCTAGCCGCAACTTTTAGGCCTCTTTCATCAGTGAACGCCGCAATGTCAATTAATGCTTGCTCTAAAGAAGTTTCGTTTAAATCAGCAGCTGTTGCTAATTCATTTGCGAAAGTTCCAGAAAGCGTAGGGTGCGCTGTAGAACATAATTCTACACCATCACCACCAGCATAAGTACCATCGAATGCATTGTTTAATACCGCTGCACCTTTGGTTTGCTTAGTGTTCGCCATTGATCTTGCTAAAGCTTTTGTATATCTAGACGCAAGTCTGTCATACAAGTTATCCTCGATCGCTTCTTCAGTGATCGCGAATGCTAAAGCAATTGTTTCGTTTGTGTAACGAGCTGTGAAAGTTTCTTGCGCATCGTCGTAAGACACACCTTGACCTTCAGGTTTAACAGAAGCATTTCCGAATCCAGATAACATTACTTCTTCTTCAAACGCTCTGTCTGAAGATTCTGTATCGAAAATTTCTGCTGCTTCGTTAGCATATTGTTTATACTCTAGTCCGAATAAAGCATTCAAACCAGGTTCCAACTCTTTAACGAGTTGTGCTCTTGATATAGCCATAGTTATTTATCTCCTTATTCGCTATTAGTTGTACAAGTGAGAACCAGCTGCGATTGTAACAACGACATCACTGCCTGCTGCTGTATAATCGTTTTGTCCCGGTATATTTGCACCTCTGACAAGAGTAAACATTGAAGTAGTTGCAACAGTTGCAATACTCAATCTTTCGTCAGACATACCACTGATACCAGTAGCTCCGTTATCACCTGTGTTATAGTTAAGACCAACATCATTTTGCTGCCAAGCTGCGTTAGCTCTCATATTGAATTCCTGATTAGGATTGTCCAATACAAAACCTATTCCGTCGCTTGAACCAGTGTTGTAGTCAGTTCCAAAGTTTGTTCCACTTGGTACTGAGTTACTCCATGTTGGCTTTGATGTTCCTGAATCAATCCAGAATCCACCATTAAAGACTCCTACTAATAGGGGATCAGTGTTTTGCCAACCTGCTCCACCACTATTACTGTCGTCTGTTGAATCGTAAGTAGCATCTTGTAAATACCCTTTTTCGCCTGCAACCGAAGTTCCATCATTTAGAGAAACTGGGTCACCTTTGAAAATAGTATTGAAAGCACCGCCACCTGCGTCATATAGCTTGTATTCGGATTGACCAGAAGTTGCAGGTGTTGAACCTACAGTCATTACTGCTCTACATCCGTATCCAGCTGTACTATCATTAGCCATAGTTGTTTCCTTTTCTTAAGTGTACCTGCCCCGAAGGGCCTCCAGTACGGTTTATTTATTTTGTTGGTAGAAATTACTAAAAAATTATTTCTTTGAACCACCAAAAGTTACACGAGTCTGCCTTTCACTATTGATCGGCATACTTGGGTGCTGTTCCTTAAGAATATCGTTGTTAATTGCATCGTCTCGTTCTTTAGTTTGCTTTTTAAAATAAGCTTCACGAGATTTCGCGATTTCTTCCGGTAACCTAGCCAGCACTAGGCCTCCTACTCCGATAACACCAGCGTATTTTCCTGTTGTTAAAGATGGATAGCTTTGGTCTGGATATTCGTCAGCTCTCACTAACTCCCATCCTTCTCTTAGTTTTCCTGACATATTTTTTGTGTCATCGAAACCAAGGACTTCAACTCTAATCCATCTGTGCCTGAATCCATCAGGTGCAGGTGGTGCATCGAGTGATGAGGGTGGAGTCCAAGTTTTTGGGGCTTCTGCCTTTACTCTTGTTTGACTCGCACGAGAGGTTTTTACTTTTTCATTTTCCATATGCTTATGCTCCTTCCGTGATATTTAATTGTTTCGCATATTCTTCGAGTGGCACGCCTATTCTTTTAGCAATTGCTACCTGTGATGGCGAGAGTTTCACAGTTTTTCTGCGTCCTGTTGAGCTAGAACGTTTAGCTGATGCTACATTTTGAGCAGGTTTTGCTCTTTCTGTAGTTTGACCTTCTATCTTATCAAATTTATGAGGGAATTCAAGTCTTATTCTTTTATCAACTTCCTCATAATATTCGTCAGTCTTTGGATCATAACCTTCTTTTTCTACCAATGTTTTATGGATATCAAAAGCGGTATAAGTCATTGCAGAATCATTACCAAACCAACCATTTCTAGAAGCCCACTCTTCAGCTTTAGGGTCAGTAGTAGGTGTTTGTTGCTGTTGAGGAGTAATATTAACTTCTTTTTCTTTAGAAGGTTTTTCTCTGTCAACTGCTTTTAAAGCATTAACTCTAGCAGATTCAACAGTTAAATTTGC